AATTCAGATCGCAAATGACAGGAGATGGCGCTCGTCCTAATCTATTTGAAGTGTCTATGCCTTTTCCTGCATTCTCTAGCCCCGAGAACGCACAGCAAAAGCTTACATTTATGTGTAGATCTGCTCAGTTACCGGGATCTACTGTTGGTGTAGTCCCTCTTCAGTATTTCGGAAGAGAACTAAAGTTTGCAGGAAATAGAACCTTCGTTGATTGGACAGTAACAATCATTAATGATGAAGATTTTGTTATCAGAAATGCGTTTGAGCGTTGGATGAATGGTATCAATTCGCATTCTCTAAACTTAAGAAATCCGGGAGCCTTAACACCATCAAGCTATACCGTTGATAGCATTGTTACTCAATATGCTAAAAATGGTGATCCTATCAAACGTTATAAGTTTATTGGTGTTTTCCCTAATGATGTTGCTCCGATTGATCTAGATTGGGGTAATAACGACACTATTGAAGAATTCTCAGTAACACTTTCTTATCAGTGGTGGGAATCAGTAGAAGATAATGTAGTTTAAGAAAGATATTTTTCTTTCTATTCAGGATGATTTTTAATGCCCATTAATTTATTTGGTTTTAGTATAGGTAAGAAGGACGTTGTTCAGGTAGAGAAGCCTGAGCAGCGTTCCTTCGCTTTGCCCACAGAAGCACTAGACGATGGTGCTGTAACAATTTCTCAAAATGCTTATTATGGAACTTATGTTGATTTAGAAGGTTCTGTAAGAAATGAATTAGAACTTATCACTCGTTACCGTGAAATGTCTAATCATCCAGAATTGGAATCTGCTATTGACGACATTGTTAACGAATCTATTACACATGACGAATCAGGCGAAGTTGTAAGTTTAAATCTTGACAAATTGAAACAGCCAGAATCAATAAAGAAAAAGATTCTTGAAGAATTTGACAATGTCCAAAAGCTCCTTAACTTTAACAATCTAGCAGATGATCTTTTTAAAAGATGGTACATCGATGGGAGAATATACTTTCATATCGTAGTCAATTCTGATAATCCCAAAGAAGGTATCAAAGAGCTTAGATACATAGACCCAAGAAAGATTAGAAAAATAAGAGAAATCAGTAAAGAAAGAGATCCTAAAACTGGAGCACTTGTTATTAAATCTCTTGCTGAATACTATGTTTATAATGACAAAGGAACTACTTCTCAGACATACACTTCAGCTATAAATTCTGCACTTAGAATAGCGCCGGATTCAGTAATTAATGTTAATTCTGGATTGATGGATGCTAAAAATACTTTTGTTATATCTTATTTACATAAAGCAATTAAACCATTGAACCAGTTGAGGATGGTTGAAGACGCTGTGGTGATTTATAGATTATCCAGAGCACCAGAAAGAAGAGTTTTCTATATTGATGTGGGTAATTTACCAAAAGGTAAAGCCGAGCAATATCTAAGAGATATTATGATCAAATACAGAAATAAAATGGTATATGACGCTCAGACCGGCGAACTAAGAGATGACAGAAAGCATATGTCGATGTTGGAAGATTTTTGGCTTCCTCGTCGTGAAGGTGGAAAAGGAACTGAGATCACCACACTTCCTGCTGGTCAAAATCTAGGACAAATAGAAGACGTAGAATATTTTAAGAAAAAACTTCTTCAGTCTTTGAATGTCCCATATTCAAGAATGGAACCTCAAGGTGGTGGCGGTTTAGCTTCTCTTGGTCGATCAGCAGAAATAACAAGAGATGAATTAAAGTTCGCTAAATTTATTGTCAAATTACGCAATAAATTTTCACAAATATTTGATCATGCTCTAAGCGTCCAATTAGCCCTTAAAGGTATCTGTACTAAGGAAGAATGGGACAAATTTAGAGAAGACATTTATTATGATTATAGAAAAGATAATAACTTCACAGAATTAAGAGAAGCAGAACTTCTAAGAGAACGAATCACCACTCTACAGATGTTAGACCCATATATCGGTAAATATTTCTCACAGACTTGGGCTAAGAAAAATGTTCTTAGAATGACTGATGAAGAAATATCTTCTATGGATAAAGAAATGGAAAAAGATGGGTCAGCGGAAATGTTTAATAGTCAAATGCAAGCTCAATCAGGTGTAGCACAAACACCACCTGAAGATAATACTGTAGATCAAGAGGGTATTACACAAGAGTCTATGACACCTCAACTAGATGCTGAAATAGAGAAATATTCAATGAATAATAAATAAGGAAAACATAATGGAAACAAAAGATTTTATTAATCAAATTATGGCGAATGATAATGTTGGTGCAAAGGAAACAATTGAAAATATCCTTTCATCAAGAGCAGTAGAGATTTTGGATGATTATAAAAAAGCTATTGCTCAAACAATGTTCGGGAATAACACAGAAGAAGAACAAGAAGAAGCACAATAATGAAATCTATAAAAAAATTTAAAGAGAACATTATCCAAGAAGAAACGATAACTGAAAGAGTTGTCGGTGGTTTGGATAGTGCTACTTATAAATTAGCTCCATTAGTCTCTCCCGAAGGAACTCCTGTTCAACCCGGAAGAAAAATAAGAGCGCATAGAGTTTTATTTACAGCAAATGATGAAACGCAGTTAGCCAATACTATGACTACACCGGCCCCCGGAACAGGAAAACTTCCTCATCATCATAAACATAAAAAAGAAAAAATGCAAGAAGAAGTTTTAGAGGAATCTGTTTTTGATCCTCCTCCTGTACTTCTTCTTAAACGAAAAGCTATTCGAATGTTTTCTAATGATACAAGAATGGCACTTTACTATAATGATAAATTAAATAAATACTTTTCGATTCCATATTCAATTAATAAATCAATTGATGCTCCAATTCAAGCCGAGAGCTATGAACCCCCAAATATGATGAGCGAGATTTATCAGATTGCAGTTGGTGAACATCCAACTAATAAAATAGAATTTGAAAATGGAGAATCGAGAAGATTAGATAGAGTAACGGCAACAGCTATTTCATTAGTTTATGAAGCTGTAAACGAAGATAATAAAAATAAGATAGATGAAATTGTTTCAAGATCTCCTTCTGACTTAATGAAAATAGCACAATTCGCATACTATAAAATAAAATGAACTTTGTAAACTTTCTAATCAAAGAAGAATTAAACAAAGCTAAAGACGTTATTTTTCAACGTCTAGATCAAATAGCCCATGAAAAATTAGTTGAGAATTTTAATCCTAATATTTTAAGAGTCGGAAGAGTACAAAAAATTAGAAGAAGAATCAGAAGAAATGCTAAGGGAAAAATAGTCGTCCAAAGAAATGTTAGACGATCTGCGATTAGAGGATATCAAGTTTCTGGGAATACTGTTAAAAGAATTTCAGCAGTAGATAGAATTAGAAGAACTAGAGCTTTAAAACTTGCTTGGAAAACAACAAGAAAAGCAAAATTAAAAAGAAGTTTATTAAAAAGAAAATTATCTCTTCAAAGAAGAAGAGCTATGGGACTAAGATAAATGCCAACAACAATTACCAATTCAAGAAGATCTAAATCAGTTGTCAGAATAACTGGTAACTCTGCCGTTAGAGTGAATTTAAATCAACTATCCACAAACACAACTACAGAGTTAATTACTGCCGCAGAAATTAGTCATATAACAACTTCTACTGACGGCAAATGGATAGTGTATAGAGGCAATGATGCTACAGGAGAAAACGTATTAACTTTGTTTGGTGAAAATGATTTACCATTCGCTCAATTTGATATTTCTATTGGCGGGGCTAATACTACCTCTAATTTATATTTTGTGAATACTGGAACTGATGGAACTTTAATTGCAGTTATAAGTAAAACAGCAAATTACACAATCGACCCAGACACAGGATTCCCAATCAAATGAAACTAATTAAAGAAACTATAGAGTCTGTTAAATATTTAACAGAAACCACAGAAAATGGAAAAAAGAATCTTTATATAGAGGGGCCATTTCTTGTTGGTGATACTGTAAATAAAAATAATAGAATGTATAAAATGGGCACTTTAAGAAATGAAGTTGTCCGTTACAATGATGATTATATTAAAACTAATAGAGCTTTAGGTGAACTTGGTCACCCAGACACTCCAACTCTAAATCTAGAAAGAGTATCTCATAAAATCGTGTCTCTTTCTGAAGACGGAAATTGTTTCATAGGAAAGGCTCTTATCCTTGACACACCTTACGGTCAAATTGTGAAAAATTTTATTGATAATGATGTCAGCTTAGGGGTTTCTTCTAGAGCTTTAGGATCAGTTCAAATGACTAAAGAAGGATACAATTTAGTTCAAGATGATTTTAAACTTTCAACTGCTGCGGATATTGTTGCAGATCCTTCGGCACCCGGAGCTTTTGTTCAAGGTATTTTAGAAAATCGCGAATGGTTATTTGTTGAAGGAAAATATGTAGAAGCTGATATTGATATGGCAAAAAGACAAATCAAAACCGCATCTAAAAAACAATTAGAACATGTAGCTCTTAAATTATTCGAAAACTTTCTTCGTAAAATTTAAATTTTATAAATAAAAAACAATAAGGAGATTTCTAATGGGATCAAGCAAACTAATGGAAGCTGCCGCAGAAATTCTTTCTGGAAGTAAATCCAGAGCTTCTGCAATGCCCCCACAAAAATTAGACGGTGAAGTTGTTGATTTGGGTGGACCAACACCACAAAACAGCAAACCCGATGATGATTCTAACAAGATTCATGCAACAAAAGCCGCTAAAAGTGCAAAAGCGCCAACCAATCATCCTTCAGGTGCTTCAGCTTCTACAATGAGAAAAGAAGAAGAAGATCACTCAGAAGAAGAGATTATTCAAGAAGATGAAGGACAATCTTTTAGAGATGATATCAATTCTCTATTTGAAGGCGATTCTACAATTTCGGAAGAATTTAAAGAAAAAGCCGCTACTATTTTTGAAGCTCGCGTTCATGATCGCGTTTCTCAAATCCAAGAACAAATGGAAGAAGAATATTCAAAAGTTCTTGAAGAAGCAGTTAATAGCATCAAAGACGAATTGACCGATAAAGTAGATGACTATTTAAATTATGTCGTTGAACAATGGCTTGAGCAGAATGAAATCGCCATTGAATCTGGTCTTCGCTCAGAACTTACAGAAGAATTCATTGCAGGTCTTCGCAACTTATTTGCAGAACATTATATCGATGTACCCGAAGAGAAGGTAGATTTAGTCGATGAATTAGCAGGTAAAGTAGAAGAACTTGAAATCAAACTAAACGAAGAAATCGAACGTGGTATTGAACTTAAAAAATCCTTAGTGGAATCAGTAAAAGTTCAAATCACTAATGAAGTTTGTGAAGGACTCACAGCAACTCAAGTTGAAAAAATCAAAACACTTGCAGAGAGTGTTGAATTTTCCACAGAGGAAGAATATAAAAGTAAACTTGAAACGATTCGTGAGAACTATTTCCCAACAGGCGTGAAAAAAGCTGCACAGGAACAACTTCATGAACAAGTAGATGACACCGACGAAAAGAAAGTCATTAATGACCCATTTGTCGCCGCTGTATCAAAAGCTATTTCTAAAACTTCAAAAATCTAATATAAAACAGGAGAACCTTAATGTATCTTTCCGAATCATTACAAAAAAAGTGGGAAAGCGTTCTAGAGCACCCAGACCTTCCTACTATCAGAGATCCTTATCGTAAAGCCGTTACTGCTGTGATTCTTGAGAATCAGGCAGTTGAGATGCAAAAAGCATCTGGAATGCTTAACGAAGCTGCACCAACTAACTCAGTCGGTACTGGTGGTTACGGTGGTACTGCTGCTGCTGGTGGTCCAGTTGCTGGTTTCGATCCAATTCTTATCAGTTTGGTCCGTCGTTCATTACCTAACTTGATCGCTTATGACGTTTGCGGTGTTCAGCCTATGACTGGTCCTACTGGTCTAATCTTCGCAATGCGTACTACTTACGGTACTCAGAACGTTACTGCTGGTGCTGTTGAAGCATTCTATAACGAAGCTAATACCGTATTCTCTGGTTCAGGAACTAATCAGTTTGGTCTTGAGCTTGCTGCAAATACTGAACTTGGTTCAGGTAACACCTTTATCGCAGCAAACGTAGCTACTGGTACTGGTATGACCACAAGCGTTGGTGAAGCTTTGGGTGATGGTGCTGGTGCAGCTTTCGGTGAAATGGCATTCTCAATCGAGAAAGTTACCGTTACTGCTAGAACTCGTGCTTTGAAAGCAGAATACTCGATGGAACTTGCACAAGACCTTAAAGCAGTTCATGGTCTTGATGCAGAGACTGAATTGAGTAATATTCTTTCTTCAGAAATTCTTGCTGAAATCAACCGCGAAGTTATTCGTGTAATTTACCAAACAGCTAGAGTTGGCGCACAAGTTGGCACTACTCAGCGCGGTACATTCAACCTTGATACCGATTCAAACGGTCGTTGGATGGTTGAAAAAGTTAAAGGTCTTGCTTTCCAAATCGAGCGTGAAGCTAATACAATTGCTAAAACCACTCGTCGTGGAAAAGGTAACATCATGATCTGTTCGTCTGATGTTGCTTCTGCTCTTGCTATGGCAGGCATCCTTGATTATCAGTCAGCACTTCAGTCGCAAGTTAACTTGACTGTTGATGACACAGGTAACACATTTGCTGGAACTATGTTCGGTCGTATCAAAGTTTACATTGATCCTTATTTCCCTGCCGGTTCAACTTCTGAATTCGCAGTTGTAGGATTCAAAGGATCTAATGCATACGATGCTGGACTTTTCTACTGCCCATACGTTCCTCTACAAATGGTTAGAGCAGTTGATACTGGTACTTTCCAACCAAAAATTGGATTCAAGACCCGTTATGGACTTGTTGCTAACCCATTTGCACAAGGTACTGCACAAGGTCTCGGCGCTCTTACTGCAATGAGCAACTTGTACTATCGTAGCTTTAGAATTGCTAACTTGATGTAATTCTAAAAAAAGTATCTTTGAAATAACAATTATAACAAAAGATACTTAAACCTTAAAGAGAGCTTCCTAAAAGAGGCTCTCTTTTTTTATTTAAACGAAGGACACATAAATACTAATACTATGTCAGCACTAACAAGAACACCAGTAAATCAAAATTTTCTACAATCTAATAAGTTTCAGGTAAACTTTTCTAGATTGCCGAATACTCAATTTTTCACTCAAATGGTGACTGTACCCGGCAT